ATCGATAAGTGGGTGCATAAATCGAATGGCCTCATAGGTGGATTCAGATCCATCCCATTCGGGTCTCTGGTCTGAGAATAGGCAGGCCTGAAAATCGATGGCTCTCTGTCGAGCAATGTCAATCTCAAAGTCATCACGCTCGATCCAGTAGTCATGCCATGTCATTCCCGCTACTGCTACTAGGGCAGCTCTCTGTAGTCCGAGAATGTCTAGGTAATGCTGCACCTGAGCGTAGTAGCCAGCAGGAAGTTCCTCCCATGTCTGTCTGCCTGTCTTGACCTCGATGACGATCCATTCGCCTGTCTCTTTGTGCTGAGCTAGTGCATCAGGATTGGCGTGTCTAAAGGGCAGCAGGGCATCTTGATAAGTGCCTGTGAGATAAACATCGTATTCTGGGTGTTCTTCGGCCCAGAGCTGCAGGATAGGCAACTCGAAGGCTTTGCCAAATCTGATGGCCCAGTTCTCTTCTATCTGCGAGGGTATCTTCCCTGTCTTCTTCAGGAATAAAGCCATAGGTGACTCAAAAGGATTTAGTCCCATGATTGTGGAAATCTCAGATCCCCCAATAGATCCCTTGCGGGCTTCGTGCCATTCAGGCGTGCCAGCCTCAAAGACTCCGAGTAGAGTTGCGTTGTTGAACTTCTCAGGTGCGTGTATTTTGAACATGGTCATAGTTTCTACCCTGCCTCTGACATTTTCAAATTAGGCTATCGGGATGGGACATTTCGACCAAAAGCATTACCGCTTGCTAAAGGCTATTCACGCCGCTGGCGGTGTCCCATGTGAAGACTTCCCTGAGCTTTTTTATCCCGAAGAAATTCGAGATGAGACACGCCGAAGGCTGTCTGTTGTGATCGCCAAGAAACTCTGCGACACCTGCCCTGTCAAGGCCGAGTGCTTTAGGTATGCGGTTGAGTCGGGTCAGAAGTATGGGATTTGGGCAGCCACTTTGCCCTCTGAAAGGTAGTTGACAGGTAGTCAGAAAATCCTTATGCTAAAAGCACTAATCATGCGTGTTGCTTGACCCGATTAGTCCTTGAGTGGATCGCAACAGCTTAAGGTCTTTACCTTAGAAGAACCCCTGCGTCCTCACTCAGGGGTTTTTTCTTTTAGTCCTTCTTGAACGCCACAGAGGTCAGGATTGATAGCAAGCCTGCACCTAGTGAGACCGATGCAAGTCCAGCCCAGTCAATAGCAAACAGCCCGATTGAGCCTGTGCCTAGAACAGCGATTGCAGATTGAGCAACTGTCTTGATTGCTCTTTCCCCTGCGTAGCTCCAGAACTCTAAACTAAATATCCTCATCATGTGCCTTTCTAGTTTTTACATCTTCGTATGTTGCAAAAGCAGTATAAGCGGTCAGGATGATGGAAATCAAAGCCACGCCACCGATTATCAGCTCTCTACTGACTGAGGAATCTGCCTCATAGGTAATAGCCCCAAACAGAATCATGAATGAAGACAGGGCAAAAGATAAATAAATTAGCCTTCTGCGGTGCTTCCAGCTAGGCATCGAGTCGCTCGTCAATGAAGGTTTCAGGATCAAATACGACCCCGAAGAATACTGAGGTTGGCCTTGGACCTATTGTGAGATGAAGGTGGCTGCCTTTGGATGCTGAGCCTGTGTTGCCGGTCAGTCCGACAGTCTGAGACTTTTTGATCTTTGTCCCTGCCTTCAACTTTGGTTCTTCCTGAAGGTGACAGTAGCCAATGAAAACTGTTCGCTTGCCGATTTCATCCCAAGCTGATTGGATCAAAACCCAACCTAGAACTCTCGACCACTTAACTGACTGGACTGTGCCGTCAGCTATCGCTGGAATGCGTGAGCCCTCTTTCGGTGCGTAGTCAAGACCCCTGTGTGCGGTGAGTCTCCTCGCCGTTGTGCCGAAGCGTGAGGTTATGAGTTTCTTTGAGAAGGGATGTCTCATCTGATCAGAGCCCAGAGTGCTGCAATGAATCCTGTGATACCCGAACCAAGTGCTGTAAATACTAGCTTCTCGATCCACTCCATGCGAGCGAGTTTCTGCTCTACTCGATTCATGCGGGCAGGTAAGTCTTTGAGGTTTTTGATGTCGGCAACCAGCTCAATCTGCACCGATTGAACCTCGATGAGCTTTTCGTAGATGTCTCGTTGCGTTATGCGAACGCCGTTTGTTTCCTCAGCCATGACTAGCCTAGAAGTGCGAGTATCTCGGCCTCTGATAGACCTAGTGCTTCGAGCTTTGCCTTTGCACTTTCTTTGTTTGCCTGTTTCTGAGCCTCGGCAGCTTCCTTCTCGGCCTGTTCGATAGCGGCTTGTGCGGCTTGTGCCTCACGCTCAGCTATCTCAGCATCGGTTAGTGGAATAATCTGCACCTTGTCAGGGTGGCCTTCGGGAAGGCTGCAATCTACAACTAGGCGTGTTGGTCTGTCTGTCATGTTTTTATTCTACCTGTTCTTTAGCTGACGGTCACGCCGCCAGAGCTGCCTTTAAGTATGCCGTAGAGGGTTGCGGAGCTGTATTGAACAAAATTACCGCTAACTGCATAGATTTCAACAGCGTTTATGGCTGTAGTTTGGTTCCAAAGACCTGCGGATATTGTTTGGAAGCTCGCAGTTGCATTGTTTTCCGATACAAGGTCATTAGAAAATGACTTAGCAGCAGATGAAGCATAATTTGGAAAATACAACATTCCATTACCGAAGGTGCTTGCGGTCATGCTGCTATCTACGCTAACTCCAATGTAGTTTGTTTCTGTATAAGAGCTAGATGCACTTCCACTTCCTTGCAAAGCCCTGATGGTGAAATTGGAAGTTGAGGTGTTTATTTTTACCCTGACACCACCATCTGCGACTGATGCCCTTGTGCTGTAAACAAGCAATAAGTCGGTGTAGCTCGCAGAGATAGAAGAAAAAGTAATAGCTGCCTGAGCGGAACCTAACTCGGTGTGTGCAATAACTGTCCAAGCACTCATGTCTAGCTCACTATTCCGTAAAGGGCAAAAGAAACGCCTTGCAAAAATGTTCCTCCACGCAAATCAAGTCGAACTGTATTTATAGCGTTTGTATTCGCCCATCTAACAGCAGCCATTCCTATCCATGCACTTGCTCCACCAGAGCGTGAGAGATAAGTTTTATGTTTATCGGTTGCTGAATAATCCATAATATTTACTGTTAAAATTGTTCTGCCGTTTGATGGATACCAGTTCACTCCTGCATAACTTTCATTAACTGTGAACGAAGTGGCAGAGTCTCCTGCTTGCTGATAAGCCGTTATATTAAAATAATTCCCATTTGTTGTATCTCCATTAAATTCAATATCTAATGGGTTATTTGCACCTGCAGTCCCCTCGACAATGATAACCAAGTCTCGGTAGGTCGCAGGGATAGAAGAAAAAGTAACAGAGGCAGCTCCGCCCGATGGAACTGTGTAATTAGCCAAAGCAATATAAGTAGCAGTAGGCATTAGCTAGACCTCATTCCATATAGGGAGAAGCGAGAGTATTGAGCAAAGTCTCCGATTGCATCAAGGGTAATGCTTGTCACCGCTGCGGTGCTATTGAAAAAACCAGAACCTAATCTAATCAAGTTTTCATTCGATGCCAATCCGCTTAATGCTCTAACAGTAGTATTTTTTGTTCCCTCGAATGGGTCAAGAATGTCTATTACTATTGCTGCAAAAGCATTAGCAGTAGCATTAGCTCCTGGTAATGCATAAAGATTATTCATATCAGATTGCGAAGTGACCGCATCGCTTGAAACCGCAGAGCCATTACCCTGTAAATAGTGCCTTGCGTAACTTGATGTTGTAACCCCATTCAAATAAAGGTTTCCCGTATCTCCGTTAGCAGCTCTGGCAGTTCTAGCAGCAGCTCGTATTTGTAGATGCTGATAAGTAGAGCCATAAGATGAATTCAGGTTAGAAAAAGTAATAGTAGCCTGCCCACCTGAGCCAACCAATACTGTCTCAAGTAGCTCATAAGCACCCGCAGCACCACCCGCCCCTGCTCCCGCAACAGCAAGAACTCCTAAAGGAATAGGCATTATGCAGTTATCTTTCCAACTACTCGGTAGGTGTTAGCTGCAACCTTTTGAACAGTTGCGGCATTGTAG